GGAGTTATACCAGAGTTTCCTAATGGAACTAAAGCTGGCAATAATGGATTATAACGACGCCATCTTTCCGTGGTACCACCGTTTCTTTGCATTTGCATTTTCATTGCAGGAATGGCAAAGATAAAGTTTGGTACTGGTACGGCTAATAACTTCTTATTGAACGAGGCCTGAATAGGGGCTGGCAAACTCGTTGTGGTTGTTATAGACATATTAGTCCTTAAAGTATGTGGTTTAACTGTTACTTTAAGCTCGGCGAAACTTAGAGATTACAGCCTGATTAGGGGGGTGAATCCTCATTTGCAACCCTATAGAAATGTAAGTAGTGAGTGACGTCTACTATTTGCAACTCGTTCAATAGGCTACAACTGTTGATGGTTGCTGGCAACTTCTAGTCTCTGAATATGTCTGAGATATCTATTAATTCCGGTACTTCAGCAATCATAAATTCATTATAAATTGCTTCACGTGTATTTACACATGCTTGGCATTTTGGATTGTAGTCATGGTTACATATTTCTTCTTGCATCATTACTCTTTCCTTTTTAAGATTCCCCGGGCACAGAAGGGGGAAGAGAAAAAATCCCGGGGAGTATTATATGTTTTAGTATCTAACGCTTCTAGAGGCTGCTAACATTTCCGCATAAATTGCCTTGCGCTCATCTTCAGATGATATCGAATTGCCCATGTAACTATTGGCTTGCTTAATTGGGCTTTCACCAGATTGAGGTGATACTGTTGAAGCAGAGCGAGGTTTAGAAACATTCTTATAAGTTGAACTAACGATCTGGTTGATGGGATTGCGTGGCTTCTTATAGATTCCTTTAGCAATAATAAATTCATAAGCTGCTGAACCAACCTCATAAACATCCGTCGATGCTATGGCCGATCTATACAGGTGAGGGAATTCTTCCTTGAGACGATCTATATTCTCGTCAGACACAACTTGTCTAATATCAGGATAATCTTGTGTCAGGCGTTGCTCTCCCCTTGATACAGCTGCTTGTCGCTTGGCTTCTTCCGTCTCTTTACCTTGGCGAGTTACTTGTTGGCGTAGCTCTTCCATCTGCTGTCTGAGCAACTTTTCTGAATCGGTTAGGTATTGATCGTCTTGTTCTTTTATAGATTGTTGGTTCATTGCTTGCTGTCTATAGAAATCACGCTCGCGTTCTAGCGCTTCTTTCTCACGGGCAAGATGCTTAGCTGAATCAGCCTGTGCTCTTACTTCACGCCACTGTCTTTGCTTGGCATCTTCTTGGACAACAGGCGCTTGTTCAAGAACTCCTTGGGCCTCCGCCTCTTGTACTTCTTGTTCTGTAGCGTCAACTATAGTTTCTACATCTTCATCATCCATATCAGATTGTAGCGAAGGATGTACATTGAATTTAGCCTGCCCCCGACCTTCAATTACTGTCTCTTGTAACATTGGATGCAATTCATTATCCATATCAATCCTTTCTATAGAATGTTAATTCGTAGTCATTAATCTCACCGTTTAATGTCTTGGCAACTTTCAACAACGTACCATCCCTGTAGTCAAATACATACCTAGCAGCCTCAAGCTCATCAGGCCTAAGTCGTAGTGCATTAGTAATATAGTAGAAGCATTCCCTTTGTGAAGGCACATGCCATAGCATAGTAATACGATCATTGGCTCTATCATATCTAAATGCAGATCTATCATAAAAGGGAGTAGGACATGTATGACGGGATTTAAAATACACCTCAGGAACATCAGGCATAATAGAGTTCATGCGAATGCAGACTTCAATGTAGAAGTCTTTATCTGTCTTAAGCTTGTCTTCTTCAACTTGCTTAACAAGACGAGGCATGAAATCAGCCTGCGTAACTCTCACATATTCAAATACATCAACTCTGTCTTGGTGGGTTCTTGATTTGAGGTCAGTATATATTTTACCCAGTGTTTCTCTTGGTATGCTCATTGATTTCCTTTCTTAGCGCCTAGAATATGCCTCAAATTCCAGGTTAAAGCAAGTAAAAGCCCCACCGAGTCACTGGTGGGGCTTAAGCAGGTAATCACACAATGATGGTTCTATGTGTTACTATTTCTTTTTCTTTTTAGGACTATTCTTAGGCTCATTCTTAATATCTTTTATAAGCTTACGATCTTCTTTTCCTTCATGCTTGCATGAATCAATGTCTTTTTTTAAGTGAGAAATAACCTTTTTCTTCATTAGTATCCCTTTTTGCATTTACATGCAGATTTTTTACACTTTTTACAGTTCATAGCCATTATAATTCCCTTCTTAAACGCCGAGGGTAGTAACTGTTCCAGTGCACACCCTCGGATCGTCACTAAAAGATTCTTGAACTTGTGTTGTTTTGACGCAACGCAATAGAATCATCTCGTTCTTTTTGTTCTTTGGTCTTTTTAAACAACATATTCATGGGGATACCTAGTATTGCATAGGCTATCCTCTTACCCAAACCCTTAGGTCGAATCATAACTGGCATAGTACCTCTTAATAACGGCGACCCATTGGCAAAGTGCTTAGTTTAATATTTATGAGGCCTTAAACCACGGTTCAACGCAGAATGATCAGCATTCATTTGTTTATCGATACCAGTGATATTGTCTTGCATGTGCATATCCATGTAACCAGGCATAGATGGGAAAGGTTTCATCATGACTTCAGTAGGCAAGTTTGCAAACTTACTGTTGTCATTGCGAATCATGCCAGCATCTTTTTGCTCTTGCTTCATTTCGTTAGTGGAACCGTTAATTTGACGGCCATCGTGATATCTTTTAGCCATTAGGCTTCTCCTTAGAACTGCGAACACCATTACGGCTCGCAAGGTTTAATAAGTATACCTCTACACTAGAGCTATATAGTCCCATATATAACACAATTCATTACTGCATACCACCCATTACTTGTTGTGGTTGTTGTTGCTCTTGTTGAGGTTGCATTACTTGTTGAGGCTGCATTTCTTGTTGCGGTTGTCGAGACCTAGAGGTTACAGCAGCAATTGATTCAGCAGCTTTATCGATATCTGATGGTCTTGTTTGTTCTTGTTGCTGTTGACGATCGTTCATCAAGCTTTGTATAGTAAATAATTCTTTAACATGCCCTATTGATTCGGTCTCTATTTCATTCATAGCCCTAACAAGATTAAGTAGTCCTGTTTGCTCTTCTTGTACTGCCCTAGCACGGCGCTCTAATCCTAATCCCGTATTCTCTGAAACACGGCTAGCCCTTTCAAGACCCAATCCACGTTCGCTCTCGCTTCTTGCAACATTAAGCTCAATCTTAGATTGTAGCTCTTGCATTTGAAGCTGAGATGCTTGTTCTTGTTGTTGCTGTTGTTGTTGTTTTTGAGCTTCTAAGCTATCAAGCAACTTCTTCTTGTTCTGTAAGTTAGATGCTTCAATGTACGAGTCAGCTGGAAATTCAATACCAGCCTCATTACGCAAGAGTACCATTTGGTGCAACTGCATAGACCGTTGGGTAGATGTATTCAAGCCATCTTCTATAGCTACATGGTAACGACCGAATGCTTTATTGTAGAACTGTGGTGGTGGTTGTTCACCTTCAAGGATCTTTTGCACCTTGCCTGGTGTGAAGTTAGTTTGTATGTAATCCATATGTATCCTAGCAAGCAGCTGTTGTGATCTATCGAGCTGATCAAATACACCTTCAAGTGAATTGACGCTAGCTTTCATCCGTATCATAGCCAATATACCTGGTACATCATCTGAGGCCATACCCATAGATTCTTCTGAAACGCCTGATATAAAGTTCATTTCCTTGGCTAAGGTTTCTGATATCTGAAGCGTTGTTGGTGGTATAGCCGGAGAGTCTAAGCGAATAATATCAGACATCTGTGCAGTCTGCTTAATAAACAGCGTTCGGCCTTGTCCTGTAAGATAAGCATCATTAGGATTAACCAAGCTATTTTCTTTCATGATGAATCCTGAATTCAACTGCGATTCAAGGATATCAAGTTCAATTACTTTTCTACGATTATAACAAAATTGAGCATCCCTAAGTCCGCGCGTTACCCCTTGTATCCTATTAGGAAAATCAGCCATTTCAGGATTAAAATAACAAAACACAGGCACAAATGGATATCTGTCTGAGCCTGACGGATTAGGACCAGCATAAAGAACTTTACCTTGTACAACTAAGGCCAATGATACTGTTGGTATCTCTTGCTTAATTAACTTAACGTTTGGATTCTGATCCAAGAAGAAATTCAACTCTTCTTTATCGTTAGACTTCCATTCAATAGCTTCGCCAGTCTCTTCATCAGCTAACATCAACTGTGTTCTGTAGTCACGATAGTAGTATTCATCATAGGTTAATAAGTCTGTAATTGCTGGATTGTACGTTTCAGGGAGGAATTGAAACTTGGCATCTCGACCATTAACGGATGTATTTGACGTAAGGTTCATGATATCTTCTTCATGATCTGGTAGCAGGGAAATGCATTCTCGCTTAGTGAGGAACGACCTACGCCAAACGTAGTTGCAGTCTGATAGGTCGTGCTTGCGGAAGAATGGATCTATCATAAACTGATTGAATTTTAGTGCGTCTACTTTAATGTTACCTGATACAGGATCTTCACGGTAATCAATATAGGTATGTAGTAATGTCAGCCCAGTTATTAAACTACCCTCAAAGCAATCTGATATAGTTTGAAGTACACCCTCTTGCTGGTTTATCCAGAGTAATATCTTTGTGAATGAATCTGCTGTCTGGGCATCGCCGTTTTCTATTGGTGTGACAACAGATGATTTACGATTTCTGCGCTGATGGCCCGATATGCTATTAATTATGGGACGTATACGATTGAAGTTATATTGCTTCCTACGTTGTTCAGGGATACCGGCACCAAAAGATGAAGTCCATGCTGATTGATTGCCAGCGTAGTACTCTAAATCTTGGTTGGCCTGAAACCAATATGTTTGTCCTATAGATACTGATTGCTCATAGGATGTTTCCATTTGCCGTAGTACGTTTCTATGGGGCTCATCAAGATAAAGAGGTGCTAATTGGGAATAGGGACCTGTTGCCATTGACTTAATTCCTTATTTACAATGTAATAGAGGTTACTTTCACCCTATTCTAGAAATAAGCAGTCTTGCATGCAAACTTATAGTTATTATGCAGCTATGATAGTTGATTTATTCTCTGTACAGCCTTCACACAAGCATGGTCCAGTCTTTGTCTTATCAACATTTATCTTTACCCAGTCTTTCATGTACTCATAGGCTGGATGAGTAGTCTCTAGGAAATCCCAGGCTGGCCATATGCAATGCATGTATTCCTTGATGCGATCCTCATTCTCAATTTCAGCTTCAGCCGTACGAATAATAGCAGCCGATGGCTCTGTAAGTCGAATGAATTCAGTTGCAAGCTGATAGGATACAAACTCAGTCATGTGCATAAGTTTACGCTCTAGTTCTTCACGGCTAAATTTAGAAAGAATTGGTGTCATCAGTTAATACCTATTTATATGATTTATCTAGCTCATCTAATAACTTTGATCTTTCGGCTAATACCTCTTGATATAATTTCCCT